ATGTCTAAAATAATAGTAGCATTAGAACAGATAGATGAGGGCGCAATCAATCCTGGAACTGGTATGTATGAACAACCCATTTGGAAAATAACACTGAAAGGTCAGGAAGAAAGACTGTTAGGTAAACACAAAATGGAAGAGTACATATCTAAATCTTTTGGCAAAGCAATACACAGATTTAAAAGATGGAAAGTTTTAACTAAGACAAGTGAAACACATGTGTATGTAATTATTTTTTCAGATCGCACACATGAAATGTTAACACCAAATCAATTGATGGATAGCATATATCAAGGTCATAGTGTACGAAATGATAACAAGCTTGACTATATAGATAAAGATTTAGCAGCAAAAGGTGGCAAAAGTCCAATATTTATACCAGAAGAAAATGACAAAGAAGTATAAACATTTAGATTTATTTTCAGGTATAGGTGGATTTAGTTTAGGTTTAGAAGCTACAGGTGCATTTGAAACTGTAGCATTTTGTGATTACGATCAATACTGTCAAAAAGTTTTACGTAAGCATTGGCCGTGGGTTACAATTTATGACGATGTAAAGGAGTTAAATAGTGAAAGATTATCAGCAAATGGACATACTGAAGTCGACATCATCACAGGAGGATATCCGTGTCAACCGTTCAGCATCGCTGGACGCCAAAAAGGCGAGCAAGATCCGAGACACGTCTGGCCAGAAATGTTTAGACTTGTCAAAGAACTCAGGCCGACTTGGGTTATTGGAGAAAATGTTAGTGGACACATTAAACTCGGTTTGGACACCGTACTCGAGAACTTGGAGAGTGAAGGTTACGCCACAAGGGCGTTTAGTATTTCAGCTTCGAGCATCGGCTCCAACCACCAAAGAGAAAGGGTATGGATTATTGCCCACACCAATGAGCTCGGATGGGACAACTGGATCTATAATAGGGAAGAACGACAAGTTTCGAGTGACAAAAAACGGAACATTGAGGAAAGTGAATCAGAACGGAATAGACGGATCGATAGGGCTAGGCAGGCTAGTCAAACTATGGAGGACACCAGATGCACACAGTGGCCGTGGTCCTTCTTCGGAGACCAGGATGAAGATGAAACTAGAGAAGGGCATGCCAATCAGTTTGAACGATCAGGTAGCGCATCCAAGTCTGATGTGGCCGACACCACAGCACACAGATCATTTAATGAATCAAAGCGAGACAATAGAGGCATGGGAGAAGAGGGCGAAACAGAAAAAAGAGCAAGGGATAAATTTACAGTACGCTCTGAGACATGCAGTTCAAAAGGTACCGACACCGACAGCGAGAGATTGGAGGGACGCAGGTCCCAATGTCAATTACGAGAAGATCAAGAAGAAGGGGAGATTGGCTGGTCACAGTGGTGGCAGTTTGAACCCGACGTGGGTCGAGTGGCTAATGGGGTACCCAAAAGGGTGGACAGACTTAAATCATTAGGTAACAGTTTAGTCCCAATGATACCTTACTATATTGGGATGAGTATTAAGAAAGGAGATATGTTATGGACAGAATAACATTGAGTATTGAGCGTCAACAAAGAGCATTGAAAGCTATGCACGCAGCTAAGTCAACTGTGTTTAAGCATTTTTGGTTTAATGTTTTTGGCAAAATACTCTCAAAAAGCATCATTGCAAACGAAGATGGTGTGCCATATGACAGCAAAACCAGAAACTAAATTTTGGAAAAAACTTAAGGAGATTACTCCCGAAGTTCATTGGACTAGAATAGAATCTTTCAGTTCGCCTGGTGTTCCCGATTTACATGGAGTTTTTCGTGGTAAAGACGGATATCCAATAAGCTTTTTTGTAGAATTAAAATGTACTAAGCTGAAAAAAATAGCATTGACTCCACGTCAAATATCGTGGAATTACAGCTATAATGAAGCAGGTGGATTGAATTTTATCATGGCAATGGCCCTCTCTAATAGAGCATTGTATATTTATTCGGGTGGCATGGCTCGTGAACTCTCCATTACGGGGCTTAGTACTGAGCCCCTGGCCATACTAGAGTATCCGTGGAACCCGGGCCGCATGCTGCATGTGATGGAATCATTTCTCCATTACCGAGAAACGTGTGACGTTGCCACCGAATCATAGACTCATGGAGCTAAGGCCCAGGTAACTGGGTGCTTGACAAAAGGGTAAAGATCCTATAAAGTTGGGACATGATTAGTTTAGCTCTCCATTACGCATTAGTGGTGCTATGCCTCTGCATCGCCATGTTTATTCAGTACCCCAGAACCAGGAAGCCAGTGCTGGTAGCTGCCATCATGGTGATTCTCCATTACACGTAGCCCACGGATCTTTCGAAGAAGATTATGGTCACGCACTGCCCCAGGCAGCTGCATCTCCATTACTGATGAATCAACATTCTTGAACCATAACGGGCGAGAGATGTAAGGCGTGGCCGCATCTCCATTACGGGTGCGCTACGAATCTTTCGATGTAAGGAAAAAGTGGTGCACTGTCCCCAGGCAGCATGCTGCTGTTCGTAGTTTGTTCTTCTTTCTCCATTCTCCATCGCCACCGACCCACGACTGGCACAGGTAGTATACTAGAGGAGCTGTCTTCTCCTGGGCCTCAGGATGGAAGTGAGTGCTTGACAACACTAATAAAGTCCCATATATTTAGGAAAAAGGAGAAAGAAGATGAATAAAAGCTGTAAGCAAAGAATAAAAGAAGAATGGAATTCCCGTCAGCAGGATCTGCAAGATCCGCATTATGAGGCTCTTGCGTTTGATTATGTGGAACCCCATACATTTGACAAGCAGCCAGAAGGCTACTGGCGCTGGCAGTTTAGTTGGGGCGGACCAGGTGATGAGCTCAGAGGTTATGTAAACGAGCACAAAGAGCTGCATCGTCTAGAATACTGGTTTCTTGATTGGTTTGACGGAGCGTCATTGCTGGTGGCGCCTGGGTCGATGCCGTGGACACAGATGCAGGAAATGATTCCCCATTAGCATGGTTTATACTCTTTTGAAGTGGATTGTTATACTTGTGCTGCTGTCCCAGGCCGCACGGGTGATGCAGTGGCTGGTCGCTATGATTCTCCATTAGCAACTTTTTCTACGCTTTTCCAAGTAACACACAACATGTGGCCCAGCCCAGGAAGCTGGGTGCCATATCTCGTGGTGACAGAAAGGTTATGTGTCGTACTGCAACTACGATAATGCGAGTTCGAATCTCGCCCACGAGTCCAACTCTCCATTCTCCATTGGCTGACGCCAACGGATCTATCACCTAACGTAAGGGAGCAGGAGATGCTGCAGGTGACCAGATGGTCGTGATTTTGTTCCTCTTATAAAGTGTTTGACTGTAATCCCATAATGTTGTTAAATAGAAAGTAGAAAGGAGAATGACATGTCAAACGATCTAACTTTAACTGACATCAAGACTGTCGTAGATGAAGCGATGAAGTCCGAAGTTCAAAAACTCAAGCGTGAAATCCTTGAGTCAACTTCTAACGACAAATGGACTAAAACAATCAACTACAAAGCAGTTTGTCAGCATATGGATTATGCTATCTTTGAGTTTGTCCAAACTAGTAATGATCCTAAAGTCAGAGCGTTCGGTCAAAAGTTAATGTCAGAACTCGCACAAAAGTTCGGCATAACCGAGCGTATCTAATCTCTAATCTGATCCTCCCTATTTGTGCATAGGGAGGATTTTTTTCTTACTTATCCACAACTAATTTACCACCTGTTGCGATCCTGAATTTAACTGGTAATACCTGGTAGAAGATTTCCTATTTGCCAAAAACCACCATATATAGTATGCTGCCATAGGGGGTACCCCCTAAATGCAGCGGCAGGTACTTGACTGCGAGAGGTCTAGCGAGTTTGACTCTGTCAGTCAGGGTCTAAAAAAATATGGAATCTATAGAATCATTAACTCAAGAAGAAGCGAGACTCCTAGCTCAAAAATTAAAAATAAAAAAATTAGAATATTCTGTTCAAGAACAGTCACAAAAAAATTTTTTACCATTCGTAAGATCTGTTTGGCCAGAGTTCAAAGAAGGTTCACATCATAAAATAATTTCTAAAAAATTTGAAGAGATTGCATCTGGTAAGTTAAAACGATTAATTATTAACATGCCACCTAGACACACAAAGTCTGAATTTGCGTCTTTTTTATTTCCTGCGTGGTTCGTGGGCAAAAATCCAAAAGCCAAGATCATGCAGACAACACACACAGGTGAACTAGCTATTAGGTTCGGTAGAAAAGTCAGGAACCTTATGGAGACCCAAGAATATAAAAAAATTTTTAAAACTGAATTACAACCCGATAGTA